CCCGGCTTTTGCCAGGACATAACGTCTCCAGGTTTGCTACCTGGGACCGCCATTCATAATGGTGCTCACCAGCAACCCAGTGTATATGGCTTACAAAAGTAAGAACAATAAACGGCATAAATATGTCGAAAATTATTCAAAACATTTGCAAGCAGTAATACATTGGCTTGCAACCGAGTCTGATATTAAGAAGACTCGGGACAGCAAGTTACCTTTGCCTTTAGAAAAGTTACTTCAGAAGTTCCTCATGGTTTTTAAGACACGAGGAAATGCTGAGGCTATTCGCTGGTGTAAACACCGGCGTAACCTAGTATTCCAACTTTTAAGTCGGACCTCTGAAGAAGGAGTGTTCTCAAAAGAGGTACCACTAACCAAGGACTTAAAGTTTCTACAGAGTGGAGAAAGGTTCTCAGTACCTTATATTAAGCTACTGATTACTATACTCTACTCTAGTAGACCTTTAAGGACCCAAGCTGCTCCTAGCTTTTCGACGATAACCGGGCCTTCAACAAAGAAGGTGATACCGTTTAATCGTCGAGACTATAAGCAGTTTTGGATCGACCTTGGTTATGATCCTCGTCATAGACCTAGACGAAGTATAGAGTTTAAAGGTTATCATAAAACAGCGAAAGCTGGCCCTAACGGGCATGCTTTAATGCAAAGTCTAAGCGACTTGTATACTATTTACTTAAATAGTACCCAATTATTAAATAATTTATATATAATTGGTGGCAAGAAGCTTGAACGAAACATTAAAGTCATATTATGTTACCTTGAACCCTTGAAGAATATCCTTCCTTGTACCGAAGGTATTATGAGAAAGCTTTTTGCTTTCGCTGATCGAGAGGGCAAGACGAGAGAAGTAGCATTTTTCGACTACTTTTCCCAGACTGCACTTCGACCAATACATAATTACCTTTTCGGTGCATTACGAAAGATACCTCAAGATTATACTTTCGATCAAACTGGATTTGAAAATACTCTCACTGGTACAGATTTGTACTACAGTATAGACCTTACGGCCTTTACTGATAGATTTCCTGTCGAAGTGAATTGGAAATTACTCAGAGCGAAGATCGGTTCCCGAAAGGCAACCGCTTGGCTAGAGATAATGACCATGCCATTTCGATACCATAACATAGAAATATGTTATGAAGTAGGAAATCCAATGGGAGCATATTCCAGCTGGAACTCCACAACACTTTCACACCATTTTGTGGTATGGAAGGCCTGTAGAAATATAGGCATCGATTGGAAGACTGCCCCATATGCCATGCTTGGTGATGACTTAGTCATTCGCCATAAGCAATTAGCATTGGAGTATTGTCGACTAATTCGATTGATGGGAGTAACCTGGTCTAAGGAGAAAACACACGTAAGCCCATACTTTCTTGAGTTCGCGAAGCGTCTCAAGTGGTGTGGACATGACGTGACCCCCTTTCCTTTAGCAGCCATGTGGGAAGAGCGCAACAGTAAAACTGTTGGTGCTGTTTCCGTATACATGAATGCTTCAGCGAAGGGCTGGTTTTCACCGAATGACGGAGTAAAACCTTGGACGGAATATTTTCGCCTAAACGGTATCCGCCGCTCTCTAAGAGAGAAGTGGATTAACCGCATGGAGAAAATATGGTTAGTAATAACCATCCTGCAGATGAAAATGCCTGCACTGGAATTAATTCCTTTTGTGGAAGCAATTTCACCTCAAGTGGCTGCAAAGCTACAAGGGGAAGATGGTGAGGAAAAGATTTTCAACATCCTCCTATCTTGTGTTATGCAATCATTTGCGGATTCCGTTTCTGCTCTACAAGAAGAGGGAAAAGTTTCTAGGCCATTAGGCTTAATTGCCGAAAACCTAGTAATTGCTTTTACCTCTGTAGAACAGATCCAAGGTGAGTGGGATGTTACCCTTTTGCCCGAAGTTATTCCACATACATATGTATGGGGATTAATAACGGAGGATTATCTAAAGTCTATGAAGCGAGCGTATCTCATTGATACCTTGTACCAAGGTCGTTGGGAGGCTTCCTTTCGGAATATCCTCTTACCTTCCTCGGATCGTGCTGTATATTTACGGCGCGAACAAGATACAATGTTAATACAAACGCCGAATATTCTAAAGAATTTCCAGAACGCTATTAACCAACTAAAGGCTTACCCGCAACTCATATAGCTTATGATTTTTGCTAAATAAGCTTTGGGACAGGGGTAACTGGCCCGCAAAAGGCCCCGGGTTAAAAACCGG